GCGGCCAGGGCTGCCAAAAACATGCTGGAGCGCAAGGCAGGCCAGAAAGATGGCTTTGTCTGCCGGTCCAGCGCCGGGCGGGTGGTTCGGCTCCTCCAGGTCTACGACAGTGAAATCTATCCCCAGGAGCCGGAGGAGCTGCCCGCCCAGTGGGGGTTTGTCTGGTCCACTGACCCGGACAAGGCGCTGCCCTTCCTCTCCCTCTCCACTTCCCCCTACGCCAAAGGGGATTGCTGTACCGCAGATGGCAAAACCTGGCGCAGCAAGATTGACACCAACACCTGGTCCCCGGAGACAAGCCCGGAGTTTTGGGAGGAAGTGGAACCCTGACGAACCATCCCACACAGAGAGAGGAGGGCTGTTATGCCCATGGACAAGTGTACCTTTAACCCCGGGAATGAATGCTTGGGGATGCAAAAGGCTAACATGTTGGAGAAGTCTCTGAACAGCCATTTGGATGCGGCCCGGCAGACCCATAAGGAGATGTATGACCGCATCCGGGCCCTGGAAACTGAGAGCGCACGCCGGGACGAACAGTATGTTCAGATTCTGGACAAGCTGGATGAAATGTCTTCCAAAATCACATCGGCACTCAGCCAGGTGAGTGAGATCCAGATCAAGCCCGCACGCCGGTGGGAAGGGTTGGCTGATAAAGCAATCTGGGCTGTTTTCGCGGCAGTGATTGCGTTTCTGCTGGCAAAAATCGGGCTGTGAGAGGGGGTGAAGGGAATGAGTGAGAAATGGAAAGCCTGGTGGAAAGCGGCGGGAATCCGTGCAATCAAGACCATGGCAGAGACCGCCATTGCCACGATTGGGGCGGCAGCGGTGCTTTCTGCGGTGGAATGGCCGGTGGTTCTGTCGGCCACCATACTGTCCGGCATACTGTCCTTGCTGGTTAGTATCAAGGGCCTGCCGGAAGTTGAGAAAGAAACTGCAAACAAAAACTAAAGACAAAGAAGGAGAATTCGTATGGCAAATCGTTTTTATGCGAATCGCATGGCAATCAAGGCTATCAGCGAGAAAGAGGGCGTGGACGTAGACATTGCCTCCCGCATGTATGCGCAGCAGCAGGGCTGGACCGGCTGGGAAAAGGAAATGGACGAATGGAATGATATTCAGCGTTCCTACATGAAGTCTAAGACAAAGACACTGGCAGACCTTTTTAAGTAAAAGGGGGATTCCTATGGAAGAAAAGAATGCTCCTCTGTCTGTTGTACATCCAGAAGATGATATTCCAGAATCTATGCTGGACGAGATGACCAACGGAAAAGGGGAAGATAAAGATGAGTAACAGCCCTCTTGTGACCTACACCAAATTATCCCCCAACCATTCCGGGCGGCGCAACCACGTAATCGACACCGTTTCCGTTCACTGCATGGCAGGCAATGCCAGCGTAGAGACTTGCGGGGCATTGTTTGCTGACCCGTCTCGTAAAGCCAGCAGCAATTATGGGATTGGAAGCGACGGACGGATTGCCCTGTATGTGGAGGAGGCCAACCGGTCCTGGTGTACCTCCAATGCCGCCAACGACCATCGGGCCATCACCATTGAGGTGGCCAACAATGGCGGGGTGCCGGATTGGCCGGTGTCAGACAAAGCCTACGCCGCATTGCTGGACCTATTGACGGATATCTGCCGGAGAAATGGGATCAAGAAACTGCTGTGGAAAGGGGATAAATCCCTGATCGGCCAGGTGGACAAGCAGAATATGACGGTTCACCGGTGGTTCGCCGCCAAGGCCTGCCCGGGGGATTATCTGTATAACCGGCACGGAGAGATTGCCGCCGAGGTCAACCGGCGGCTGGAAGGAGAGGAGGAGCCCATGGATATTGCAAAGTTGATCTCTGAAATGACCAACGAACAAGCCTACCAGCTCATGCAGAAAGCAGAGCTCCACGCGAAGACGCTGTCTGAGCCTGCCTGGTCCCAACAGGAGGGACATTGGGCAAAGGCTGTGGCAAATGGCATCGTGGATGGTACAAGCCCGGAGCGCCCTGCTAAAAGAGATGAGATGATTGCTATCCTTGGTCGCTTAGGCTTGCTGTAAAAGGAGGGCGGTTGTCTCTGTCTCGTTACATTTACAGCATAGAGCAACTAAACTCTATGGAAAAATGTGAGTGGCTAACAGATAGAGAAAAAGCCATATTTAATTTATTTTATCGTCGTGGGTGGCAGATTGAAGCCATTGCGGCAGAGATGGATGTCTCAAGAGGAACAATAAATAATGTCCTTCGGCACATCCGGGAGAAAACAGAACAATCTTTTTACTGCGGGGAGTGATTCCCCGCAGTTTTTTTGTATTTAATTTGTCCTTAATTTGGATTTCATTTGGACAGGCGGAACACGCTTTTTTGTTACTATAAATGCAAAGGAACAAGGAGGGTTTTTTGATGTTTGGTTTTAATCCCTATTCTCCTTATGGAATGCTGCCTGAGACGATGCCCCAGCAAGGAGTGTTGGGGCAATATCCCCAAAACATGCGGCAGCCCGCTCAAGGCCAGCAGGCGGGCCCTGGATGGGTTACAGTGCCCACTGTCAAGGATATTGCAAATGTGAGCGTCCAGCCGGGTGTTAAAGCCTGGATCATGGCTCAAAATGATGCTGTGTTTGCAGTACGGTCCGCAGACCAAATGGGTGTGACCACGACAGAATACTATCGCTTTGAGCGATATGACCCGGATGTGGAGGCACGTGTAAATCGAACAGAAGAATTTGTCACACGCAAAGAGTTTGACAAACTTGTGGACAGTTTGGGAGGTATTTTGGACGAATGAACCCTTTGATGCAACAACTTTCTGGAGAAACTTTGCAAGAAAGCCCTGAAACGCTGGTTAAGAATCTTATGGGAATTCTGCGTGGGAACGATCCCCAGAAAGTCATTCAGATGATGGCAAAAAGGAATCCTCAATTTGCCCAATTTATGCGAGAGTGTGAAGGGAAAACGCCTGAGCAGGTAGCAAGTTCACATGGGTTGGATTTGAAAAAAATTAAGAAAATGCTTTGA